GGACTTCTTGGCAGGCATCTTGTTTGCCTTAACAACAGAGGAAGAGGCAGACATTTCTAACGCGTTGGTATACTCTTACCCTACGGCGGTCATGTAAATCGCTTGCGTCAGGAATTCGGGGGAGGGGCGCTTCGTGTACTGCAGCATGCGCTGTTTGGTACAGACGTAGTAGGTTCTGTAGGCAACCACGGGGTCTGGGTTCTTGTATTCATCCGGCATGGCTGGCTTGGGAGGCGTCCACGCTTCGGGCAGGCCGTCCGGGGTGTTCATGCAGAGCCAGACCAGGTGCTCCTCACACTTGTGGTGCTTGCCGTACCGGAACGTGTACTCTTCGCACAACTCCAACCCCAACCGACAGAGCCAGCGGTAGTTGGCTTGGGACTCGCGGACCCACTTTGCACACGGGTGATTGGGATGGGTCTTCTTGTAGGCATTGGAGGGCATGGTGGTCCCACACATCCAGTGGGCGCAGTACAACAATTGGCAGGTTTCTAGAATCATCTTCACCACGTGTTTGTCGCAGTGAAGACGAGCCGCTTCCGCGGGGTCAAGGGAGAGGAAGAAGATGTTCATGGTGGCAGGTGTCCGTTACCCTGCTATGACCAAACCCGTTTTTAGCAGCGGTACAGGGCCGACAGGACCAGAAACACAAAGTCGTAGCTGTTCGCTCCCGACAACATGAACATCAGTGCATTCAGGCTCGTCATGACGTATGCGTTCGGAGGTATGTTGTTTGCATTCTGTATTCCCCGTGTGCAGAAGCCGATTGCTCGATAAGGCTTCTTCGGCATCTCGTCAAGGTCAACAGTCAGCAACCGGAACATCACAAGAAGGTTCTGCTTCGTCAAGTCCACAAACATATTGGGGTGGACATCCTCAAACCCGTAGAAACGGAAGATTTGGCACAAGGACGTCCAGCGTCGGAGGATGCGTTCAGGAGTTGGAATACCCGCTTCTGAAGGCATGACCATCCCAAGCCTGCGACGGGCAATCCACGTCCGTTTGATGCGCTGCTTGACTTCGTGGTCCAACGGCACATTGGTGTATGGGTTCAAGGGCTCAATGGACCGAACAGACCAGTTCCATATGGTCCCAAAGTCAAACCACCACACCTTGCCCGCCTCTTCCATACCAAAGTAATCAAATGGGTCTTGCCTTCCCTTCTCCACGCAGGTAACCACATCTTCGTCGTTCACACACTCTTTGCGTGCCAACACTCCAGGACCACACAATGCAAGGTACTTGCGTATCCTCCATCCACGGAAGACCGACTGTATCTTGACTGCAGGTTGCCTGCGATTCTGGTTGACATCCACCCATAAACGAGGTACCTTGGCTTTGCGGTGCGTTCCACACATGGTATGTCCAATCAGTGCAGGTGCCAAGCATTGGTCCGTAGACCGTACGTTCCGCGTAGACACACACTGCGGCATCCCTTGATTGACTGGAAGAGTTTCTTGAAAGTTGGATTCATGCGCTAAAAACGGAAACGGCGGCGGATGGGTCAACTAGTAGCACAACCTGCTAAAATGTCTGCCTCTGCCATCGTTCCTTCTGAGACTCTCGACATCAACCGCGTGACCATCGGCGACATCCGTGCCAACAAGGCCGGTGGAAAGACTGTTCCGATTCGCTACAATGGACAGAACTTCCAGATTCGCATTCCGCGCATCTTCTACCCAGCGGGTGTGGTGACCCGCACGGAAGGTGAATGGTGAGTGGGTGCCGAGCGGCAAGTACCCGCCCAGCCTCCGCATGAAGATCTCGGTGTGGGATGGTGCGGTCAGCCTGGATGCGATGGATCCGAACGGTGAGTCTATCGCGGTGACGCTGGACAACATTGAGCAGGTGTTTGCCAAGCGTATGGAGGGCCGCATGGTGATTGCGCCGAGCATCTACGTTACGGGCACTGGATTCGGTGTGACGTGGCGTGTTGTGCTGGCCAAGATCTTCCCGCCCTCGCGTGTGTCGGCCAAGGCGGCGTTCGCGGACATCAAGGAGCCTGAGGACGATGGTCCTGGGGAGGAGCTTGATGGCGAGGACTCGGTTCAGGTGCCTGTTGCGGAGCCTGAGGAGGAGGAGCGTGCGCCGCCTCCGCAGATGAACCGGGCAAATACGGGCGGTGCGGGTCCTGCGCCTGTCCCCGCGGCTAAGCCTGGTCGGAAGCGCGCGGCGGTGGCTGCAGCACAGTAAAGACCTTGGAGCCAGACGGAGGCTTGTGAAGAGTCAATGAATCATCAACAAAGAACACCTTGGATAAATTAGGCACATCCAAGTGAGACGATACACATCCAGCATGGAGTGGCTCAAGAGAAGCCCATGCACACTTTTCACATGAGTACATCTTGGGCGGGTTCAAGATCATGTCAGGGCTGTACACGCGGACCGAGCTCTTGAGACAGCGTTCCAGTATCGTGCGTGCACTGGTCCATCCCTCGGAGATGAACTGCTCATACACAGACTCGGGAAGCACAGACCATAGACTGTCTCCAACCTCCCATCCCTTTTCCTGTAGGAGCGTGGCAAAGGGGCTCTCGTAGTACCAGCGCAAGTGCACGTCTGCGTGGTCTACCAAGTCATGCTCAGCCAACCCCACGCGGTCCAGATCCTCGTCGTACAGCCAGTAGACATTGGCGTGCTTGTAGGCAGGGTCGCGGCGTCCGCGATACACCTCGCGGCCATCCATGGTCCACAAGTCCGACACCACGTCAATGTCGTGCTCTGTAATGTCGGTGGAAACAGGGTACACCACGCGGCGGTCAATGGCAGACTGCATTGTTAGCCCGTCGCACTTAATCAAACGAGACCACAACGCGGACATCGTGGCGGCGCACGGACTTGGTAGCTGAACGGCTCAGCTCGTGGCGCTTGCGGCGGCCCTCCTCGGTATTGGTCACCACCTGCGAACAGGCCTCCATGTCTGCGTGGATTTCGTCATAGTGCGCCTCCAGGTAGTCCAGCACCTCATCCTGCACAGCCCACTCGAAGAAGTTGAGCTGCCCAACTGTCGTATCCAGCCCCCGAAACTGGATTCGCTTCCACCTGCAGAAGGGGTCGAACATCTTCTTGTTATACGCCTTGAGGTGCGCCTTGTAGACCAAGTACACGATGACGTGCTTGTTGTCCTTGGTGAGAAACGACACGTTTTGCTTCTTGGAGTAATTGGTCACGAACCAGTCAATCAGGCGCAGGCTCAGCTTGGACTCACCCCGCAGAATGGATTGGACGCGCGCGAAGGTTGCGGGGTTGGCGTAGAATCCCTCCAGGCGGTGCAGCACCCACTGCTCCTTGCTTTGAATCACAGTGTCCGTCATACCTAATCTGTGTTTCACCAGTGAAAATGAGTTTAGGAGTTCAACGCGTAGGAAACGCAATGGATGACGCCCTCAAGGAGTGGCTGTGGGATGGACCGTTCACGCATCTTCAAACACGGATTCGGCATTTTGTGAACTTCTGCGCAACCCTCGTCCCCTTGTCGCACCGTACGCTGCGCAAACACGTCCTGCTGCGAGTTCACGAGTTGATGAAGGGCGAGCTTGGACGCAGGTGGACTCGCGACCGCAACGTGCGCAGGGTCATCCGAGTCTACGGCCAAGACGACCAGCGAACGGCTGCGTGGCACAGCAAGCGTGGACAGATGATTACCGCCTCGGAGTTGGGCGCAATCTTCACGGGCGGCGAGACGCGACGTTCCGTCATGATCCGCAAGCTGGAACCTCCCGCGCCATCCACGGGCCCACCCTGTGCGCCACTGATTTGGGGCACGCGTTTTGAGCCCGTGGCCAAGAAGATCTACGAGGAGGAGACCAGCTGTTCCATCACAGACGTTTCCTGTGTCCAGCACCCTGTCCACGCCTTCCTCGGTGCCTCGCCTGACGGCATTGTGTTCCCTACGAACGAAACTTCAAGGAGTACCCGTTATGGGCGGTTGGTGGAGTTCAAGTGCCCCTTCTCCCGCGTGGCCAAGGAGGGCGTGCCTGCAGCGTATATCCATCAGATGCAGATGCAGATGGAGTGCACGGGCATTGACGAGTGCGAGTATGTGGAGTTTCGGTTCAAGCAGGTCTTCTACGCAGAATGGGTTGCCTTCCAAGGTCGCAAAGGTATCTTTGTGATCTTTGAGGACGACACGGTCAGTTATACGAAGGATGCGTCGTGGACGGAACGTGAGAACCAGAAGGTGCACTGGATTCTGCAGTCCGTGAAGAAGGACTTTGTGCCCAAAGATCCCGAGTGGCTGCCCAAGCACTTTGCTGACATGAAGGCCTTCTGGGACGAGGTGGTTCAGCACCGCGCGGCGGGGACGAAACCTGGCCCCCTACCGTCCACAACAGTAACGATAGACCTTTGAGTACCACGGCCTGCGGTCAGCGAACTTTGCATTCCACTCCTTGATAGTGAACCGATTCCCCATACTTCCGTTACATAGCC